GACCTGAAATAGTAACAACAGGTGTTGAGCGATTACCAAATGCACTTGGCTGATAGTTAGTGTGTTGCAATTCCCAAGTGCTGTAATTTACTTCAATGCTTTGTGAAATTTTAGGAGTTGTTGGCCAAGTTAAGATGTGTTGCTGACCTGGTTCCTTATAAGTTGATGAACGTGGGGCACTTGAAGCGTTCTTTCGACCACTTTCGACTGTGGTTCCCATTTCTGCAAACGCTTTGAATTCGATGGTGACTCGATTATCTAAATTTGCCACGGCTTATCCTAACTTGGCATCAAAGATGCGTTTGATCTTGTCAACTAATGCACCACCGTTGGGGTATAGTTCGTGTAAAATTGCCACACGGCCTTCATCGACGGCGGCTTTGTACAAGTTTCTAATTTGACTTGCACTGTTGATTGTTTGACCAGCTATGCTGAACTGTACGTCACGTACAGGGTATATGTAAGCATGGCCGGCACGAGTACCATCAGCATTTTTTGCATTGCTAAATGGCTGTAAATTTTTGCCAGTGTATGGCTGGAAATAACTTGGGCTTCCATCTTTTAGCGGTTTAAATGCAAAGCGAGGATCTTCGGCCATGTCCTTTTGGCCTACGCCAAAGACCATAATGTCCTTGTTTGGATCAAGACTCAATTTAGAAGGCAAGTTGACAGGTGCGTATGGCACTGTTTCTTCTACAATGTTCTTTTTTGGTACGCCAGCGGCTTGCATCATAACAGCCTTTTCAGCAAAAGTAAACGGACTCTTTTCTGGCTCTACTTTGCCACTAGAAGTGATGTAAGTATTGTTGATACCAAACTTGCCAGCAAGTTCACGAAACACTTCAGCTTGTCCATGATGAAACGGATGGAAACGGCCGGCGTACACTGCAACAATGCGGGAATTTAGCTCATTGATCTTCATTAAAAGTTTCTCCATACCTATTTACCGTTTTGATAAAGTAGGGATATTACCGTTGGTGAACAGTCTCGGATATTTTGGTCTTGGGTTACTCATTGAGTGAGTTTACCTCTTAGTTTAGCTCTGGTTTCTTTCGAGGTGATTTAGGTTTACGCATCTTGGCTCGCGTCTCTTCTGATTTAGGTTTACCAATTTGAGCAGCGGATATTCTTAATTTGGTTTCTTCTGAGACGATTCTACCTTTGGCAGCAGTAGACATTTTAGCTTTGGCCTCTTCTGAGGGAGTTTTGCCCTTGTTAGCAGCGGATATTCTTGATTTGGTTTCTTCCGAACGAGTTTTGCCCTTGTTAGCGGCGGATATTCTTGATTTGGTTTCTGCTGAGACTATTCTACCTCTCATGTTAGCTATGGCCTCCTCCGATTTGGGCTTAGACATCTTACCCTTGGTTTCTTCTGAACGAGTTTTACCTCTCATGTTAGCTTTGGCCTGCTCCGATTTGGGCTTGCCTTTAACACCACCACCATCACCATTTTCTGCTATCAGATTAGCCCAATCATCACTTTCGACTATATTCCATAATTCACTGTAATATATTCCAAGTTCTGCCACTTCTTCTTTTGAGGTGCATTCCTTAAGGATTTCAGTGGTACAATCGTATCCATGTACTTTTAGATGACGAGTCCAATATGTGCCAGAACCGGGATACTTGTATGGATCTTTGTTGATAGTCTTGCCGAGGTATTTTAGCCCAGTGATATTATGTGTCTTGACGTATAGATAAATAATCATGTTGATGGTTAAAGCAGGTAGGAACTAGTAATTCCGTGATCTGCACTATTACTTATGACTAGCGAGCCGTCAATTCACAATGCGCCAGTAGCCTTGTTCAAATACGCCTTCGATAGCTACTACCCAGTCAGCGCCAGTATAGTATAACTTGACCATTGTATTTGCATTGGTAGTATACGCAGGCGCGTTAACAGCACTTGCGTCAAAACTAACAATCCAATCGCTACCGTTGTATTCAATAATATCATTGGCATCGGCAACAACTGTACCCCATAAGCCTGTTTGCGGAATAGAGTCAGTTAGCAAGTATCGCTGACCTGCTTGCACCCCAGGGATATTACCATTACCCGGTGCGCTTCGTGTTGGGTCAATGATACCGTTGATCATGGTGATAGTATCGTTAGGAAGCGTAGCATTGTCAATGGTGTAAAATAGTAAATTCTCGTTGTTTGTGTTTTCGGTAACCTTTAAAATTACTTCATGCGGGTCCGCAGGATTACCTAGCTTTAGTCTAATTTCAGTAATACCATTTTTAAGTCCATCGTAATTGGCAAAGTGCTCGTTCCAACGTAACAGTGCTGGCACTACATTTTCTGTGTCAGTGGTAGTGTTGTTGCTTGTTAGCAGTTGTATAGAGTCACCAGTGACACGAATGTGTCGATCTTTAAACGTAATCCATTGACGTGACGCAATAGGATTGTTATTAACACCAATGGTAATGTCATCAATGAACTGATAGTCGCCGCTGATGTTGTTTAAGATACTGTGGATAAGAACTTGACGTTTAACTTTGGCAGGTGGTGTCAAGAAGATTGGCAACGAGAAGATCAAACTTGCAACATCAATGATGTCGTCAGTGCCCTGCGGAATACTACGAGCAGTCCATGTCACGTTGATCAATTCTACAACAGCCAGACTGGTCCAGTCGTATGGATTTTGACTGCTTTGTAAGTTTACAGACGGATTGAACAATAATAAAATCTGCTCAAGTAGTTGTAGCTTTTGTTCCGTATTACTGGTCCATACGTCTACGTTGATGGTTAAATCAAACGGGATTGGAGCATGACGTTCTAACGTATATGTTTCGGCAACCTTGTCAGTAAATGACTGTGCAACAGGATCATATGCTTTTTCGTAAATCTGCACACTGTCTTCAAACGCAGGAGTCATACGTCTTTCTGCATTAGGCACAAGCTCTGCAATATAGCAACTGATAGCAGGCACACTTAGGATCGTGTTTTCACTGTTGGAACGAAGAATGTGTTGGCTCATACGAGTTGTATCGCCATAACGGACAGGCACTTGATGATAGTTGTCTGCACCAGTTGCATCCTTGCCCATCTTTACAGAGAAGCCACCAAATAGTCGCATGAACTGTAGTAGCCATCGACGGATTTGATTGTCATAAAAATATTGTTGCATGTTATTCCTTTTCTATCCAAACACGCTTACCATCAACTAGCTTCCAAGTTTTACCTTTAGAGTTGGCTAGCTTTTCCTTAAGCTCAGGAGTTATTTCCCGTTGCTTACGATTTAAGCAGGTTTCTGAATGTCTCTGTTTATCTTCGTCTGACCATTTAGTAGATGGCTTGCCTTTTTTTGGATGGGGCTTTCCAAGCATAGGTCCTCCGTCCCGTCGAGCCCATCCACCATCGCCACCGTTATTCCTGCGCCTGGCATGAGCCGCTCTTTGTGAATTACGCATCTTTTCAATTGACTCTGCACTATGCGTCTTATTGTCCCCGGCCTCTCTTAAGTTATATACAGCATGGGTCGTTCTATACTGGTTTAGCCAATACTGCTCCTTGTGATTCAGTTCATTTAAGTCACTTGCAGAGTCAATTACTTCCCAGGTAAACATTTCAATCCCATATTTTCTCATGCTATTATATAAATGCAGTTTCTTGCCACTACGCATATCTGCTAAATGCCCGTACCAGCGCATCTTGGGATTCCGTTGCGCAGTTTGACCGATGTATAGTTTGCCATTGGTTAAATTGGTAATCTTATAAATGTGCATTAATTGTCTGCCTTGGGTTTTACAAATACACCACTTAGTGCTTGACGTTGTGCAATAGTTGTGCCGTCTGCGGTGGTAGTGGTTGCTGTGTTATTGATATACGGTCCTGCATTTGTTGCAGTAGTTGCCCAGCCATTTGCCGCAGAGTTGTCGGCTAGTCGATGCCACTTGTTGCCGCGATATACAAATAGTCGTTGTGGTTGGAAGTCAGTTCTAACAAACAATTCGCCTTGTGCTGGTGCAATAGGAAATGTCAACCCAGTTGGGATATTACTAGTGTCGCTACCTTGTGCTACATTTTCAGTAGTGTTAACAGAAATATTTGATTTACCAGAGCCGTCAAATCCTTCAATAACAGGAGCATAAGTTGCATCAGTAAATTCAGTGTCTTTATAACCAGCAGCTGGTGTAATTGCTTCTGCACTTGCAACAATAGCATTTGAAATTGCAATTTCTTTGTTGTATGTACTGAGTGCGTTTTTCAAGCTGTCTTCGTCTTCGGGGTCACCTAGCAAGCTACGATATTCTTGTGCGTCATTGATAGGTGCTGCCTTGATGCGCCACAAGTGCGGCCACCAAGTTGGACCAAAACCTTCAGCTGAGCGTGACGCATCTTGTACGGCATAAAATTTGTTAATGCTCTTTGCGTTAGCATCGAGTAGCAAGTCATCATTCAAGTGAGGTAGTTCAAGTACGTCACCTGCCATAAGTTTACGTCCAAGACGTTCTACCATTTCATTGGTGTGGAACGTGATGAACAGCGTGTCGGCATTTAAGAACAAACCAAATTGGCTCAGGTCAAAGTCCTGGTCGCTTACGTTGTAAGTGCCACGCAATTCGTAAACAGTTGTGTCATACACACGATCACGGTTTTCCATGAACAAAATGTCCTGGATGTCCATTTCATTGATTTCACCCTTTGCAGCCAAGTTAGGCTTAGCAGGATCAGATCCATCTTCTACGGCAGCTGGTCCAAGATATTTGTGGATCAGTATTGAGGTGCCGCCTGCACCCACAGCTTCGCGAATAACCCTATCCTGATAGTGGTAATCGTTTGTTTTGGCGTTTTTCCAAAGTGATAATTTAGGCATTTTTTCCCTGCAGGACCAAAAAGGCCCTGTTTCTTACTGTTATTT